AAAATTACTGAATGGTTGGGTCCGGTTCCGAGTTTAGATGAGCTCGACATTGCTTTCGGCCCGGGTGCAAGTGCAACTGTACGAAAAAGAACTTCTCCGCGTTTTAAGTTGGACGCGGAGCCCACGTGTTCGAAGGAACTTTCTACTATTATGAAAAATATAGTAGATACAGATATGCCGAACTATTGGTCATTACATAAAGGCCAGTATAAAGTAATACCTGGAAGACTTTCTTCGGTACTCAAAAATGCATTTACACGAAGGTCAATTTTAATGGAACCTACTATTAATACACCCTATCAAAAAGGTGTAGGTAGATACGTTAAGAAAAGACTTTTATCGGCTGGTTGTAATCTCTACGACCAAACGATAAATCAACAGCTTGCCCAGTTGGGCTCCATAACTGATGAAGTTGTGACTGTTGACGTAAAAAATGCGAGTAATACGCAAGCGCTGCTCATGGTGTATCACTCATGCCCAGAAACGTGGTTTGACCTCTTTTGGTCTCTACGTACCGGTACGGTGAACTATGATGGTAGGGAACACGAGCTGGAAATGTTTTCCTCTATGGGAAACGGTTTCACTTTTGAACTCGAGAGCCTCATATTCTATGCCATAGCTTTAACTGTTTGTGAGCGTAATAACGCCGACACTACACTTGTTAGCGTGTATGGGGATGATATTATAGTCCCTTCTATATGCTACAAGGACTTGGTTATGGCCCTTCGCTTTTACGGTTTCGAAGTTAATTCTAAGAAATCTTATAGTGAAGGTCCATTTCGTGAGTCATGTGGTGCCGATTACTTTCTTGGTACCAATATTCGCCCTTTTTACAAAAAGGATCGATGGACAGATGCTAGAGTTGTAGGTCTCTTGAATAAAGATTTCCGCGACTTTAGATTATTTGATGACGAATTTGTAATCGCCATAAAAGCCACCCTCTCCATTGGGAACACACAGCGTGGTCCTGATGGTTATGGTGATGGTCATCTGATTTTCGATTTTGATGTAAAGAGAGACCTTCGTCCCGTTGTTCAAACGCAAAAACAGGCGTTTCGTCACGGTACGAAAGACGGTTATGTCTTTGATACTATCATAAAAGTACCTAACAAGGATACTAGTACATGTGTCAAAGGCGACCAATTATATCCGGCTTACCAGATTTACCTTGCTCCTCAGTTAAAATCGAGGCGCATCATATATGCTGATAAGTTTGTGGGGCCCATTCAACCGAAAATGTATCCTTACTACAAGCGATACATTAAGGTTTTTGAGCATCACTCTGATCCTGAAAAGGATGGCCTTCACCAATATCTGGATGTGTCTTCTCTCGAAGATGATCCTTATATTGTAAGAGGTGGGTATAAGAGTCGTAAGATAGCAATATACACGTTTCGGGGTCAGCATTCCTGATCCTTCTGGTTAATTACAATGAGGTTTTTTTAGTCCTATTATTGGACCCTCTCCAGAAAAATCGTGGTAACCCG